TTGCCGGAATTCCAAAGTACGACCTCATTGTTGACGACGGCTCCCACGAGGAGGCTCACCAAGTTTTTTCAGCGAATGTGCTATCGCGCTATCTCGCTCCCAATGGGATCTATGTCATCGAAGACATCACGCACGACTGCGACCCCGAGCGATACCTCTCCCAAATCCACGGGTATGAAGCCTACACCGCCTTCGACGTCGGAGTCGGTCTCGGTAAGGCGCATTGCCCCTGCTGCGGGACAGGAGAGCGTCTCCTCGTTCTCGCGCACAACGTTGACCGCATATTCCGATGAGGATCTTCATCACTGGCATCGCTGGCTTTCTGGGGAGCCACCTCGCCGACGCGATGCTCCGCGACGGCCACACAGTTGGTGGCGTCGATAGCCTCATCGGGGGCTATGAAGACAATGTTCCCGATGGGGTACAAATCTGGTGGAAATCCGACTGCAACGAGCTTTCGTGCCTGAACGGGTACTTTGAGCACTTCGAACCAGAGATTGTCTTTCACTGCGCCGCCCTCGCGTACGAAGGCCTCAGCGTTTTCTCGCCGCACGTAGTCACACAGAGCATCGTAGGAGCGTCAACCAGTGTCTTCTCCGCTTCAATTACGGCCGGCGTTAGGCGCATCGTTCATTGCTCAAGTATGGCACGATACGGGGCAGGACGTCCTCCATTTGTTGAATCGGACAGACCTGACCCCCAGGACCCGTATGGAATTGGAAAGCTTTGTGTTGAACAGATGCTACGAAACCTCTGTGAAACTCATGGCGTTGAGTTCACCATTGCAGTCCCGCACAACATCGTTGGCCCCCGACAGAAATACGATGATCCCTACCGAAACGTGGCCTCAATCATGATCAACCGCGCCCTGCAGGGAAAACCAATCATCGTTTATGGTGACGGGTCTCAGCAGCGGTGCTTCTCCTACGTTGATGATTGCATCTCCTGCTTGAAGAAGATGGCATTTGATGAAGGCGTCGTTGGCGAAGTGATTAACATCGGTCCAGACGAGCAGCCGGTCACCATTCTTGAGTTGGCGCTCCTTGTGCGGAATATCACAGGAATGCGAGTTCCGATCGCCTACATGCCTGGCCGACCGCAGGAAGTGAAAATTGCTCTCTGTTCGTCGAAAAAGGCGCGCCGGCTTCTCGGTTATCAGACCAAGACTTCCTTGGAGGATGGCCTCACAAAGATGGTCGACTATGTCCGCGCGCGCGGCGTCGCCGACTTCACCTACCACTTGCCACTCGAGATCGTGAACGAGAAGACGCCGCGGACGTGGAAAGAGCACCTGTTCTAGGGCGTTAACGCTTTCTTAGGGCTCTCCGCCTACGTTCCGGCCGATATTCACTGCGCAGTGAATTTAGCCAGGAGACTGAAAATGGCGAAGACCAAGGTTGAGAGTGCCAAGAACGCCACGTTCGCCGAAGGTGGCAACACCCACATGTTCGGCCCGCAGGCAGCTGGCGAGCAGAAGCCCGCTGAGACGTCACATGACGTCAAGGGCGGCGCACCAGGTGCGAAGTTCGCGTCTGGCGGCTCGAGCAAGATGTTCGGCTACGCCGGCAGCCAGACAGCACGGGCTGGCATTACCAGCGCTCGCTGACATGGCGAAGGGTCCCAAGGCGGCTACCCAGCCGAAACCTATCAAGCTGCCCGATCCCAACAAGGCGATCAACGCGGCTCCGCGTTTGAAGCCCATTAGCACCCGGGAATACGGCAAGGGCGGAACACCCCTGTCTGGCAACCCGGACATGGGCAACCGCGGCGGTGGGGCGAGCTTCGGAGGGCCTACCAATGGCTTTTGAGGTGGACCATGGCTTTTAAGAAGGACCTCACGCCCCTCACGAAGAAGGGCTCGATCACCGTCCACAAGGGCAAAGGCGCCACTCAGGAGTGTCTGCCGTCACGCAGCGCCGTCAACACGCTCACCGGGCCTGACTCGGGTGCGCGCAACTTCAATGATTACGCCAAGGCGACCCCCAGCATCACCGAGGCATCCGATACCCCCGATGGCGGATCCGAGTTCTAACCTCCGGAAGCGTTTACATTTTCTCCGTAATCGTGCTCCCGATGAATTCAAGGAAGTCCAGTTGGCCATGAACGCCTGGGCTGGAACCAAGCTCGCCATGGTCACGGGTCTCTCCCCCGAGCAGCTGCCACAGTTCCAAGGCCAGATGCAGGGCATCGAGTCCATTTTAACTCTTATGAAGGATTCCGAGGCTAAGCCTAACGATTGAGCCTGCGACGCGCGGATCCCTCGCGCCTCACACGTTAGGAGAGAGCCATGGTAGACTTCAACACGACGGTCCCGAAGGATCGCGTCGACCCGCACGTCAAACTTCCCTCAGCTATCGCAAATGCTTCCGCTGCCATCGACCGCTTCTATGCGGCGCAGGCCGAAGGCCGTCCAGTGGAGCCCCCGGGCCCCGTCGTTCCCATTATCGAGGCACCCCCAGCGCAGCCTGAGCCGGCGCCTCCGCAGCCCCCAGCGCAGCCTGATCATCCGCCCCCGCTTGAGCACCCGGCTCCACCCGAGCCGACGCCCGACGAGCCCGTGCCGACGCCCCAGCAGATCCAGGGGGACGAGTGGGCGAACCGCTACAACGCTATGCGCGGCCGCCTGGGCGCGGAGACCAAGAAGTTCAACGCGGCGATCGCCACCAAGGACCAGCAGATCCTCGACCTCCACAGTAAGCTATCACAATTAAGTGATGAGGTCGTGAAGAGCAACCAGCTTTTGAGCCAAATCAACCGCCAACCGCAACAACCGCAAGAGCCTGCGAAGCCCTTGATAACAGACGAGGATTTGGAGCGGCACGGGGCCGATACGGTCGATTTCGTGCAGCGCGCGGCCTGGGCTGCGGTGTCACCCGAACTTCAACGGGTCCACGACGAAAATGCCAAGTTGCAGCAAGAACTTAGCCGCTCGCGCAAGGCCGCTATGAACGCGGATTTGACGCGTGAAGTCCCCAATTGGCGCGAGATCAATACGGACAAACGCTTCCTGCAGTGGCTGCGTAAACCAAATATTTACACAGGTAGGACCAATAAGGAGATGCTGAACGAAGCTGCGAACTCTGCGGATGCACAGCGAGTGGCGGCGTTCTTCAAGGGCTTCCTCTCTGAGGAGAAAGTCACGGGTCACCAGCCCGATCCCGCAGCACCTGTGCCGCCGGTGGCGCCACGGAAAGCAGCGGTCGATCTGGCCAGTCTGGCGGCTCCTGGCAGTGGCAAGCCGGCATCAGGTACAGACATGTACGTGCCGCCTTCAAAGCCGGTCTACAAACAATCCGATTTCGAGCGCGTGCGTCGTGCGAAGGCCAAGGGCCAATACACAGCGCAGCAGGCACTGGCCATAGAGGCCGACATGCATGCAGCTACGCTCGAGGGGCGGATCATCAAAGGTTAATCAAGGGGTCTTCGATCGCATAGAAAGTGCCGTGTAGACCCCGCAACAGGGGTCTACTCCTATGGCTATTCCGAGCGCAGGCTTTCCCGGCGCAACCTCTGGCTCTACGCCAGTATTGACGCCGGTCAACTCCTCGCCTAACGGTCTCCAGGCGGCCGGGTTTATCCCGGAAATCTGGTCGACCAAGCTGGTCGAGAAGTTCTACGCCTCCACCGTGCTTGCTGCCATCAGCAACACGGATTACGAAGGCGAGATCAAGAACCACGGCGACCGGGTGAAGATCCGGACCAAGCCGACCATCACCATCCGCGACTACAAGGCGGACGGCCTGCTCAACCTGGACCGCCCCGTCGGCGCCACTGTTGAGCTGTATATCGGCAACGGCAAGTACTTTTCGACCATCCTCGACGACGTTATGGAGGTCCAGTCGGACCTGAATAACCTGTCGATGTGGTCAGACGACGCTGCACAGCAGCTCAAGATCGCTGTCGACACGGACGTGTTGGACGGCATCGTGGGTGGTGCAGACAGCCACAACCGCGGTATCACCGCGGGCGTCATCACCGGAAACGTGAACCTCGGCGTCAAGGGCGCGTCCCTGAGCGTTGTGGGCCGCAACCCCGGTGCTTCCGATGTGGAGCTTCTGGACGTTCTGATGCGTCTCGGCCAGGTCCTGGACGAGCAGAACATCCCGGAAGAGGGCCGCTGGGTTGTGATGCCGGCGTGGGCCGGCCGCATGATCAAGCAGTCGGAACTCCGCCAGGCCTACCTGTCCGGTGACAGCGTCTCGATGCTGCGCAACGGCCGGCTGGGTATGGTCGATCGGTTCACGATCTACATCAGCAATTTGCTGCCGAACAACAGCTCGGACAGCGCGAACTTCAACTCGGGTGAATGGCCGATCTTCGCTGGCCACGCGCACGGCCTGACGTTCGCCTCGCAGATCTCGAAGGTCGAGACGCTCCGTTCGGAGCTGACCTTCGGCCAGATCCTGCGCGGCCTGCAAGTCTACGGCTACCAAGTCGTCGACGGCAAGGCGCTTGCTCAGGCTCAGGTTACCCCGAATAGCTAACCGCGGGGAAGGGTGGGATGCGACGGAGGGGGCCCTTGACGGGGCCCCCTTTTCGTTAGCGAACCGTTAACGCTCGTGGGGTACGGTGCCCCCTGATTTCAGAGGGCTTCCGCATGACCACGTCGGCCTCTTATTATGGCGAATTCGACTCAGACAGCCAGCCGACCCTGAACACCGTTCAGGACTACATCACGTCGGCTCGAGTCCTCCTGCAGGACACCTTGAGCACCAATCAGCGTTACGACGACCCTTCCCTGCTGGTTGCCCTCAATGTCGCCCTCCTGGAGGCGCGCCGCGTGCGCCCCGACCTGTTCGTCTACAACCACCGCTACCGTGGCCAAGCGCAAGCTTTTACCGAGATCGACGACACTTACGTGGACATCGAGCCCCAATTCAGGCTAGGTATTCTGTACGGCTTGTGCGCAAGCGCCTTCATGCGCGACCAGGAGGACTACTCCGCCGACCAGGCCTCGTCTTACTGGGCGTTCTTCAACACGGTTCTAACGGGTAAGGGCATGCCCCGCATGGCGCCCCCCGCCGGCCCTGGGAGGCCATAACACATGTCCGACCACCGCGACGACGGCCGGCTCCGTGCCTACGCCCTGCAGCTGCTCAATCAGGCTGAAGTCCGCCTGCTCGGCATCTCGCAAGCGGCGCTGCGCGCCGAGTTCTATGACACCATGCGGACGTGGTTCGACGAGACGAATTGTTGGCAAGAAAACATCAAGTTCGCGATCGTGCCGAACGTGCTCGACTACCCGATCGTCCCCACCTCGGGGCGCATCATGCGTTTCCTCGCCGCGTACGACGCGAACTACAGCCCTCTGCCGGCCACCATGCCGCAGCTTGGCACGGTGTCCTTCGCCCCCTTCTTCATGATGACACAGTCGGCGATCAGCGGGAACAGCTCCATTGTCACGGCTCGAGTCGTGCTTAACGTGGACGCGCCGTTCGAGAACCGCGGAATTCCGCAGTTTCCGTCCTGGGTCCTGCCAACCTGGGGGACCTACATTCTCGACGGCCTCGTCGGCCGCTGCATGCTACACCCGGACAAGTCCTGGTCGAACACCACACTCGGCATGCTCCACTCCGCGCGCTTCCGCGATGGCTGCGGCCGCGTGCGCGGCGACACGGCGAAGCAGAACACGATCGGCGCGCAGCCTTGGGCTTTCCCGCAGACGTTCCGTACTCGCAGCCAGCAGGGCGGCGTGTCCACAACTGGCTCTACATGGTGATGTGATGGCTGACCCGTGGAAAAACCCTTCGAACGCTACGAGCGCGCTTGTTGGTTTCCGCATTTCGAATGACGCGACGTGGAACGACGCGATCCAGTTCGGCCCGATGGCTGACGGGACCGAATGGGCGTTCCCCGCCGGCGCGACGTTCCTCATGGATGTGAAGCGCAACCGCTACGACACCAGCCCTCTCCTGCAGCTGTCAACCGCCAACGGGCGCATCATCAACCTCAGTTCGACGCTGCGTCTCGTCCAATTCAACGTGGCGATCACTGACATCCTCGCCAACCTTCCGCCCGGCGACTACGTCTACAGCTTCATCATGGATGACCCCATCACCACTCCGTCACAACGCACACAGCTCATGCACGGCGACGTCTGCGTCGGGCAGGGCCCAACTTATCCGTAAGGAACGAACATGGCTGTCGTAGGCACACCGCAAGCACCGGTCACGGCATATCCCATCGTTGTCCTTGCTGGACCGACGGGGCCGTCAGGTGGACCGACAGGTTCGACCGGACCGACGGGCTTTACTGGCGCAGGCGCGTTCACGGGTCCCACGGGTCGCACGGGTCCAACCGGCTCGAGCTTCACTGGTCCCACGGGTCTCGCGGCTACAGGCGTGACTGGCCCAACCGGCCGCACGGGTCCGCCTGGCTCATCGATCA